GTAACAGATTCAAGTAACAAACAATTTGTTTCAGGAAATAATGGTGACACTAGAGGAGCTAATGCTCAATAATGTATAATAAGAATTTTGCTGGTCGAAATGGTTACATTTGGTGGACTGGTGTAGTAGAAGATAGAAATGACCCAATGAAAACGGGTCGTGTTCGTGTTCGTATTATTGGTTGGCATCCAGAAAGTTTAACTGAATTACCTACTGCACAACTACCTTGGGCTTTAGTTCTTTTACCTACTAGTGGTGCAAAAGCATTTTCTGGACCAAAAGAAGGTGATTGGGTTCACGGACATTTTCTTGATGGAGAATCAGGTCAACAACCAGTTGTTGTTGGTGTTTATCCTGGAATGGTTTCTCAAAAAACAAAAACACCAACTGCAACCACACAAAGTCAATTAGATGAGGCTAAAGCCGAATTAGAAGCTTTAACATTTTCTGATCCACTCGGAACCGGCGAGGCAGAAATTATTGCAAATTCTTCTGCTAATTCAGCTGCTATTGCTGCACAACAAGCAAAAATTGCAGCTTTAGAAAAAGAACTGGCAACACAAAAAACAACTGCAACAAAAAGACCACCAACAGGATTCGTTGATACTAGAACGCAGACACAAGTAAATGCAGCTCCTATTCCACCAGCATATTCCAAAGAAGGTGAATTGGGTAAACCAAATACTCCTAGATTATCTCAAGGTGTGGTAACAGGAACTGGTGTAGAAGATTCGAATAAAAAAGTTGAACACGTTTGCGATTTTATTTCTGAAATGCAAAAGAATATTAATTTAAAAAAATATACTAAGGCTATTGCTAATCAAATTCGTGAAGCTATTCGTGCAATAATGAGAGCATTAGGCGTAAGTGATGCAACAGGACAATACTCTTGGTTAATTGATAAACTAAAGTCTTTTGCTAGAGAAGCTAAACGAATTCAAAAAGAGATTATTCAACCAATTATTGATTTTGAAAAATATGTATTGGCATACATTGCAAAATTGAGAGCAATGATTGCTTATATTTTAAGTTTGCCTGCTAGACTATTGGCAATGTTACAAGATTGTTTACAAAAATTTTTAAAACTAATTGCAAACATCTTCTCAGATATTGGTGCAGGTTTTTCTGACGGATTATCAGACAGCAGTTTTCAAGAAGTTATTGATGCTGCTAAAGAAGCGGCTGGTGCGGCTGTAGATACCGTTAAAGCGGCTTCAACGGCTGCGGCTGGTGTTGCAATTATTACTACATCCGCAACGGCAGGTTTATTAATTCCTGCAAATGCTGCCGAACTTGAACAAGCAAATGCAACCATTGCTGCTTTTGAAAAAACTGTTCCTACAACCGCTGACGCTACGCCTGCACCACAAGAACAAAATAAGAATACACCCTAATTATGGCAACTAATCCTTCAGATAATTTATGGAATGAACCAGAATCAGCAGCTAATGCTGATAATCAACCAGTTTATCCATATAATGATGTAACGCAAACCGAATCTGGCCATCTATTTGAATTAGATGATACTCCCGCTCGTGAGCGTGTCCGTTTACAACACCGCTCAGGTACATTTTTTGAAATGCATCCAAATGGTGACGAGGTACATAAAGTTTATGGTGATGGTTATGAAATCATCATTAAAAATAAAAATGTTTTAATTAAAGGCACTTGTAATATCACAATCAATGGCGATGCTAATATGCACGTTCTTGGTGACCATAATGTCCAAGTTGATGGTGATTATAACATACAAGTAGCTGGTAAAATGAATACTAGAGTTGTAGGTGATGTGTCCGTGTCTAGTGATAACGACATATCAATTACTGCAAACGAAAATTTTGGTGGTTCATTAAGACTTGCAGCTTCTGACCATTTATATTTAGCTTCAGATTTGGTTGTTGGTGGTTCAATTAGTGCTGACATCATTAGTGCTGAAACTCGTGTAAATGCTGGTACTGGTGTTTTTGCTGGTCCATTAGGATTTGTATCTGGATTTGGTGGACTATCTTTAGGTATTCCTTCAGCCCTTGCATCGGTAGCTGTTCCGGGTTGTATCAATACAGTAGGTGCAATTACATCACTAGCTTCTGTTAATGCACCAATCGCTAACTTTGCATTGGCAAATTGTGGTATTATGGATGCAGTTCTTATGACTGATGTTATAAACAGCACAATATATAATTATCATATACATCCAGCACCAAGAGGACCAACTGGTCCGCCAATGACACAATTTTTTGGAATTTAAATTATGACAACAGTTGCTAATTCAACAGGCGTATTTGCCACCCTCCAATACAGTTTTGATGACCCTAATGGTGCGGTACAAATTTTTTCTGCAAATACGCAAGCACATTTAAACACAATGCCGGCTTTCATTGAAAGTTGGCAAGCTCAAGACATTGCAAATAATGATGTTGGTGGTTATTTTCAAAATCCAGTTAATGCTTATGTAAACACGATTATTACATATTCAACATCAATAAGAGCCAACGCTAACGCAGCTATTGCTGCCAATTCAGTTATTAGTGGATTAGATAATATTGTAAATGTGGCTAACTCACTGGCTACAACGGCTAATGCATTTTTAGCACATACAAATAGGATATCTGGAGTAACTCCATTTAATGGCCAAGATGACACCATTCCGTTCTATGATACTGCTATGGGATTAGGTAAGTCTGCAATCTATGTAATGAATCAGACTGATGGAATTATTAATTCTGCACCAATTATGGGTAGTTTTACTAGTGTTCTTGTTGGTCCGCAAGTGTATGCAAATGCAAATACGATAACTTCCAATTCTATTACTTTAACTCAAGTAATTGCTGGTAATGTTTCCAACACTACAACCAATACTCAAATTGCACAAATACAGTCCGATTTGACTGCTATTAATAGCCATTTAAGTGGTCGCCAAACTAATGATTACACATTCTACACCAACTTAAAATCCTTTATGGACAAATATAACCAAGTCAAAAAGTTCTCCAATATGGGTGAAACACAGTCATTCCTCGTTGAGAATTATATTGGTTCAAACAAATTACTTACCAGGTTGAACGCATAAATAAAAGATGGCAACAGTTACACTCAATACCACCAGAGAATTCAGCGACTTGGATTTGAATTTTACGATTCATCCAGTTCGCAAGGATATCAATAGGACGACAGGCGATATGGCTGTCATCAATTCTGTTAAGAATTTGGTTTTAACTAACCACTACGAAAGACCTTTCCAACCAGAAGTTGGCAGTAATGTTCGTAGATTGCTATTTGAGAATTTGGACAATATAACCGCTAGTTCAATTGAAAAAGAGATTGAACAGGTCATTAAGAATTTTGAACCACGAGCGAGAGTTACAAAAATCAACGCTGTTGCAGATTTTGATAAAAATGGGTTTAAAGTTTTTATGGAATTCTTCATTGTTAATAGAACAACCCCAATTACAATTAATTTTTTCCTAGAGCGAATTCGATAAATGGCAACACCTCGTTTACAAATTTCAGAACTTGATTTTGACCAAATCAAGACAAACTTAAAAGATTATTTAAAACAACAATCTCAATTTCAAGATTATGATTTTGAAGGTGCTGGTTTAAATATTCTTATGGATATTTTGGCATATAATACTCATTATAATGCCTATTATCTTAACATGGTTGCCAATGAATCATTTTTAGATACCGCATTGTTGCGTGATTCTGTTGTTTCTCATGCTAAAACTTTAGGATATACTCCATATTCTGTTACTGCTCCTTTAGCAAAAGTTAATATAACTGTTGAGTCCGGTACTACAACTCCAGGCACTTTAACTATTCCAAAAGGCTTTGCTTTCAATTCAAATTTGATTGATAACATTTCATATAATTTTGTAACATTGGATGCACTAACAGTAACTAAAGCTAATACCAATTATTTTTTTGAAAATGTAAATATTTACGAAGGTTCTTTGAACACTTATAATTTTACTTATGTTGAAAATTCAAATCCAAAAGCTATATTTGTATTACCTGATTCCAATTTAGATACTTCCACTATTTCTGTATCTGTATCTCCTAGTGCAGGTAATACATTCAGCGAAGTTTATACCCAAGTAACAGATGTATTAGATATAACATCAGAGTCCTTGTGTTTCTTTTTACAAGAAAGTAAAAATGGCAATTATCAAATTTACTTTGGTGATGGTGTAATTGGTAAAAAATTAACTGACGGTGCAATTGTTACTGTAAGCTATTTAATTACCAATGGCGAAAACGCTAATGCAGCTGATGGTTTTTCTCCTAATGCAACGATTGGTGGTTTTAGCGATATTACTGTTGATGTTGTTGGTGTTGCTGCTGGCGGTTCAACCCGTGAAACTGTTGATTCTATTAAATATTCTGCACAAGCACAGTATGCTACACAGAATCGTTTAGTTACAGTTAAAGATTATGAATCATATATTAAGAGTAATTATCCAAGCATTGATGCCATTTCTGTTTGGGGTGGCGAAGATGAAACACCAAAAGTTTTTGGTAAAGTTTTCATATCGTTAAAACCAAAAGCAAATTACTTTTTATCTGAAACAGAAAAACAAAGAATTATTGATGAGATTATTAATCCTAAAGCTATTGTTTCTGTAGCTGCTGAAATTAGAGATCCTGAATTTTTATATCTACTTGTTAATAGTAGAGTTCAATATGATCCAAGAAAAACAACACTAGATGAAGAAACACTTAAAGCTCAAATTAAACAATCTATTATTTCTTATAAAAATACCAATTTAAATAAATTTGGTGCATATTTTGTTTTATCTGATTTTCAAGATTATGGAATTTCTACCGTTAGTGATTCAATTATTGGTA